CGCATCTTTACAGATTGAATAAAGGTATCTTTGACCCGCGCCCAAAATATTCAATTTGCGAGATTTATCAGCATCACGTCTGTGCAACATTGCTGTGATTGTAGCGGTAACAACAACCGACCCGTTTACGAAATCGTTTTGTTCGTCCTCTACATAGTTTGATGTTTTTCTTTTTACGGCAATTTCAATAGGCTCATTATCTACTGTCATCGCTGTGATTTTCCAAGTAGGAAGTGATACGGTTTGTGCTGAAATATCTGCCATGTCACCCACCAAAATTTGATGAAGTCCGCCGCTATTTCTTTCACAACCTAATTCTATTCCCTCTAATGCTTCGCAAGCCATAGTCTGTATTTTTAAATGTGAATAAAAAGGGGTGAATTAACACCCCTCGTTAATGTTAGGCGATTTTGTAAGTTACCCACTCAGCATCATTCAAGTAGTTGAAACCTACTTTGAAGTCAGAAATAACACGGATTTTTCTATCTCCAGTTGTTTCTTTCATGTTGATTGTAGTAATGTCGCTTGGGTCAGAAACCAAATCAGCAAGGAAAATGTAGTTAGACTGTAAAGACAAAGTCATTGTTGAATCTGTCATACCCTCTCCAATTGTCAACTCATAACCCAAGAAAGTCAATGGAGCATCTTTTGTAGTGTAAGCCTCAGCTGACTGTGTAGCAACTGCCAAACGGTAAGCATCTGCAACGTTTGAAGCGATAAACCATTTAACTTCCGATTTACGGTTTCTCAATGCTTTTGGAATTTGATTGTAAACCAAAGTCATTTGCGCGATTACGTTTGTAGACGTGATATTCGTACCAGCGATTTTTTGCGCTGTAGGAATTGTAGCACCTGATAATTGTTTTTCCAAACCATCACAAAGGTCTAAGTAAGTATCAGTTTCTCCCTCTGTGTCACCTTGCCATGTAAGGTACTCCAATTGGTCTGCAACTGTTCTACCTAATTGATCGTAGAAATGCGTAGCGAAATCAGCTGGCATAAAATCACCGTTTGAACCTTTGTTCATCCAATCAGCTAAGAATGATTGCTCAATCTCAAATTGACAAACTTCTGTGTTCAAAGCGATTTTACAAACGTCCATTGTTTTTGCTGACAATGTAGAATCGTTCGCAACGAAATCACAATCAGCCTCGGTTAATAGTGTACCGAAATCTAAAGAAGCGATTTTAGTTGATTCTTTGATTCCAAGTAATTGACGAAATTGTGCGCTTGAACGGTTAGACAATAACGCTTTCGTGTAAAATTCTTTTGGGTTAACTTGCAATAACGCGTTGTTTGTTACGTCCATTGCAAAATGTACTTTTCTGCTCATGTTATTTTTTGTTTAAAAATTTTGATAATTGTTCTATTTTTGCCATTCTCAATTGTTCTGGCGTTTTCTCTTGTTTCATTTCTACTTCTTCGACTGTTGCCACGTCTGCGACTTTTAGCTCTGCAATCATTGAATAAATCTCATCAAATTTTGCATCGACTTCTGCCTTAGTGTAGGTTTCGACTGCTGGCGTTTCTTCTGCCATTTCAACTTCTTCGACAACTTCTTCAACTGCCATTTCTACTTCTTCTATTGCCACTTCTTCGGTTGCCATTTCCATTTCTTCAGCACCCATTGACGTAATAACATTATCGGTAATAACTACAGGAGCGTCGTCGATTGTCACATCTCCACTAAAGTTCTCGATTGGAGTAAATTCAGCATCTAATACAGAAACCTCTGCACCTACTTCAAGTGCATCTGCTGTAACGATTACTTCACCACTATCCGTTCCGACTGCTTCCGTGAATTGAGCGACAAACTTTCTCTTTTTGCTCATATTTATTGGTTTAATAATTTCTTGTTTTGTGAACTTCAATGCACTTTCTCCGTGAATAGAAAATCCAATCTTACCGCTATCCACACAATCAAAGTATGCTTGCTTATCTGTGAATTGTTGAACTGCAAACCACGTCTTTTCGGGGCATTCAATACCGTAAGTGATTAATGATTTGTCGGTTTTTGGTGTTTCAACTAACCATGTTTCTAAAATGTAGCTAGGTACTCGTTTCGCTTCGTTATGCTCATCGTTAAAAACGTCTTTACCGCTTCTATCCTTTTGGAACTTAACAAACATTTGTTCAACAATTTCAGGAGTTACGTTAACATAGTATTCTTCTCCCGTTGTTTCGTCACGTCTGTAAATTTTTGAGGGAATAAGTACGGGACTTGCTATCCTATATTTTAGATCGTCTTTAAAAATCATTTGTTTGATGTCGCTCAATGCTATTCCCTTAATCATTATCGCGGGGTTTGCTGTATTTGCAATTTCTAGCACGCCTAAATACTCGCCATTTTCAGCGTCGCACTCATCAATTGAAAGATTATAGACTGGTAACATGTCGATAATAGGTAATTTCTTATCTTTGTCCTAAAATGTAAATTATGATTAATCTGAAATTAGACAATGAAACGTTTGAACTTCGCAACGAAGCGAATGAAATTGACTTGCACGAATTAAATAAAATTGTAAATATCATGTCATTTCCCGACTTGGTACTCACTGAAAAGTTTGAAGCTATTTTTAAGGTGCTTGGTTTACCTGACAATGATATGGATGCTAACGCAATGGTTGATTTAATCAAAAACTTCAATGTGTTTAAAGCTAAAAATATCCAGCTTCAAAATGAAATTGAAATGAAAGGTTATAAATATGTAGCCTTTGAGGGAAAAGAATTTAAGTTTAAAGCAAAGGAATTGATTTGTTTGGAAAAGGAAATCCAAAAGAACAGAATCAAAATAGCACAAGGCAAAGAAACGGGCAACTTAGTAAGTTACATTCTAGCGTTAATATTTAAACGTGAGGATTTAACAAATAACGAGCATTACGAAAACTTGCATTTAGAACTCAAAGCGAAATTATTTGAAGATCATGTCAAAGCCGACTTCGCTATACCTTACATTAATTTAATTTCAAAAAATATCTTTGACCTTGTCTAATTGGGATAACGTAACAGTTGCACAATACATTGAAATAAAGGAGTTAGATTCACAAGATTTAACTCCTTTAGAATTGTTTTTGGAAAAGATTTCCATTATTACTGACAATGATTATTTTGATTTGTACGAAGATGAATTAAACGATATTCTGACTGAATACGATTGGATTAATACCTTACCACCCGTCAACACAAAATCAAACTTCAAACATTTAACCTTTGGTAATTTCATTGATTTAGAAAATTACTGTACTGAAAAGCCACCGATTGAGAATATTGATAAGATTTGTGCAACTATTAAAGGTTACGAAATACTAACCTTTGAATGTGAAAAGATATTGAGTGAACCGATAACTAACCACTACGCCACGCTAGAGAATTACATCAAATATCGTTTACAAATTTTAGATACATACAAAGGATTATTTGAGGATAACGACGACGACGAAGACGACGAAGAAAAGGAAGTCAAAGAGAAAAAAAGCACTACTGAAAATTGGCTAAATATTATCTATCAATTATCAAAAGGCGATATCACTAAGGCAAATGAAGTTACAAACTTACCGCATATAATGGTACTCAATTGGCTTTCACTTGAAACAAAAAATCAGCCCTCTAAAAAGAAATTGTAGTTACCGCCACCCTCGGGTTGATTAACGATTATAATATTTGCTAGTTCCAAAGTAACATTATCAAATCTTAATAACGGATATTCATTTTGTAGGTAGGCTCTGAAATACTGCCTATAACGTTGCGTTGTATTGTCAAATGAACGTGAGTTCTTAAACCATGACAATAGTTGCATAGGGATAATATGATAGCATAAATACGGCTCTGCGTAAATCTTTACAGTAAATGTGTAATCACTGGACATAAACGTACCAAAGTTGTAATCTATTTCAGCCGTCACATCAATGGATTTGTAAAGCGCACGAGTGTCAATCAAAGGGGCGTTCAAAATTATCTCTTTGAATTTACGTGTATATCTACGGTCAATATCTCGCGGTGTTCTAAATGCCATACTTCGGTTTTATTACTTCAAACTCTCTATCTATTTGGTAGTCTATCCACACATCGTAAAGTTTATTAAACGCTTTTTGAACGTTATCTTTCGCTAATGTCTTTTGCGTTATGTTTCTAGGCTTTATGTAAATCGTTCCCAAGTCTACAAATTTAAAATAAAAAGTTGTCTTTAATCCTTTAATTGTAAAAACCTCGGTGTTAAAATCAAAGTCAATCTTTACCTTAGTGGTGTTTTTCATTCGACCAGTACGCACCGCTTTAACCTGAACAATAGTTTTCTTTATTTCAGCATTTACAGTACGTGTACACGCCCCAAGTTGGCTATTAAACTTTGCCTTGCTTGTCATAGTGATGCGCTTGATTTCATAGAGTTAACACGGTTTTGTGTGTTTGTCATGTCTGTTTCACTTACAACTGCCGTTACCGTAATGTTTTGACCGTTCCCACCATTTGCCCCTCCAGCATTTTGATTGTTTGCCGTGCCACCACTACCGTATAAATTAAACGATGGTGTTGCGCTAGGTTGTTGTGTTGAACTAGGAGCAGGAGGAGCAGGAGGATTTCCACCGCCACCGCCACCACTACCAAATTGTGTACGTGAGATTTTTGCCACGTTTGCCATACCTCCAACGATTGCCACACCCGCCGCTATTTGTGCTTGACCAGGGAAAAGATTATTCGCTGGAGATGCAAGCGCGGAGTTCGCAGCTAAATAAGTTGATATTAATGCCTGACCAATTGAAGCGGCTTTATTTATTTGAAACGCTTTCTTTTGGCTCTTTTCATCTTTCTTACTTGTCGCATCAATAAGACTAGCTAGTGCGCCTATCGCATCACTTGCCATTTGTAGCTTAGTATTCTGTAACTCTCGTTCCCTTGTCGCTTCCGCTTCTTGAATTTTGGCTATCTCAATATCAGCTTTTAATTTTGCTTCAACCTTTGCGTTTTCATTTGCTCCGATTGCATCTAATTCAATTGCTAAATTATCTTTGATTTGTTGAATACGTGCTTCTGCTATTGCTTTTTCGTTTGCATCAAATTCAGCTTGCAAAATACTGATACGATCTAAAACTTGGGTTCTATTGATTAATGCTTTTTCAGCTTCGTCAATATCACTTGCTAGTTTATTTGCATCTATTCTTTTTATTTCTGCAATTTTCGCCTCATAAAGTTTAACTTCTTTCGCATTGACGTTTACCAATGAATTATAAAAGTCCTCTAAGTTCTTTTTCTTTTCACTTTCAGAAATCTTATCAATCTCTTTTTTCTTGACTTCTGATTCTTGTTTAATGGTTACAAGTGTCCCCTCTAATTTTGTCGCTTGCGTTGCAAATTTATTCGCTTCGGCATCTAACGCTTGTATTCTTTTATCGGCTTCTTGTTGCGCTTCCTTACGCTCGTTTTTTATGCTTTGACGTAATTCTGCTGCAGCGGCTTTATCACCTTTGAGTATCATTGTCTTTGCAAGTTCTGCCATTTGCAAAGCTGATATTTCTGTTTCCTGACTTGCTACAAAAGCATCTGCACTCGCTTTAGCTGACAACGCTCTAAACGCATCTGCTTTGGCTCTTAATGCTGAAACCTTAATATAAGTATCAGCGTTCTTTGTAAATATCGCTTCCGCCTGGTTGTAGTCTTTCGCTATTCCTAACGTGTCCCCAAACTTTTGGTTGTATAGTTCTAACGCTTTCTTTTTACTTCCTACTCCTTTGCTTGCGTTTTCAAATGCAAGTCCTACCTCGTCAACGTTTTGCTTTGCTTTGGAAAATGCGTCTGCAGTTGCTTTGGTTGTTTCGTTTAAATCTTCTTGGGTTATCGTCGCTTCTTCTGTTTGGCTAGCGAAATAAGCAATAGCACCCACCACCGCAGTAAGTCCCGCAATAATAGCAATAATAGGCAAAGCGTTCATTGTTTTACCTAATACATTCGTCGCAACTGTTGCACCCTCAGTGGCTACAATTTGTCCCTCTGTTACTACGATGTCAACTTCTTTCGCTGTGGTAAGTAACCCCAACTTTGAAGCGGCAGCAATAAACGAAGCTTTAATTTCTGTCATTGTATCACCTAAAGCACCCAACGAATTTAACGCATCACTTAAACCCGCAAGTGCTTGGAGTTTTACCAACGTTTCTGTAACCGCTTTTGATTCGTCACCGAATAACGCTTGAGCAGAAATCAAACCTTGAAAGCCCGCTATCCCTACGCTTGTCGCTTTTCCTAATCCTTTGGCTAGATTTTCAGTTGCACTACCCGCAGTCGCTTCGATAGTTGCGTTAACATCTTGCATTGTATCTTTTAACTCACCCGCTTTTTGTTGTAAGCGTTCAATCAATGCTGGATCTGTTGCTTGTTGTAAAGCAATAGTTGTTTCACGTAATTCCTGACGAAGCGATTTTATCCCCGTGGTGTTTGTTCTTATTTCAACGTCTATTACTTTGTCTGCCATGATTCGATTATTATAGTGGTGTTATCTAGTAGCGCATCTGTTACCGCCCCTAATGCGTTTATTGTTTTAATTGTTACGGTAAAATCATCTATTCTACCTATTGAAATCAAACCTAATGTTAATTTTGAGTATTGAGCTAAACAAATAACTTGACCTAAAAATACAGCGTTTGGCGAAGTAAGTTGATACGTTCCTATTCCTGTTCTTGCAATTGTTAAACCAAATTGGTCAACTGCAATATTCATTGTAGGGTTTGCAGTACCTACCTGAGTAACCAACGCCTTAAATAGAAATTTAGGGGAAAGTATTTCTTTGTTTCCTACAAAAAGATTATCTGTATAAAGACCGTCTTTTTCTACTACCTTATTATCTCCGATTACAATTGCATTTTTAACCGTTCCTAAGATTTGGTTTCCATTACCTAATACAATAACGCCACCGCTTGCGCTATCGCTAGTCAAAGAATCGTAACGTTTTTTGATAATGTCCTTTATTGGAACTTTTATGCCAGCATCGTTTTTACTAGGTTTAGTTGGTTTAGGTATTCTAAACTTTGGTAGTGTTACTTCCTGGTCCACACTTAACAACTCAAACTTTGTCGGTGCGTTACTGTTAGCATCGTAGTCAATAACTTTGTTTATTACCCAATAAGAACGATCTAAATATATTTTATCGTTTAATCTAAGGTTTGCTATGTCGAATGAATTAACATTTAACATAACAGTGTAAAGTTTACCGCTATTGATTTGCGCAACCGTTCGACGCCAATAGGTGTTCCCTAAGTTATTGTAAGGAATAGTACCGTAGTTATTATCAAAGTAGTAATCACAAGCCCCGAAATTCAAATCTTTGTTTGCGTTTACGGGTGCATCGAAGTGACCTACAAACGGATATTCATTTACGCTTATCCATTGAGTTGGTGTATCATTGATTTGATAGTAACCGCATGGATATTTGCCACCGTCAAAGACTATTCTAGGCAACGTTTTAGGCTCACTACCATTCACTCCAAACACAGTCGCCCCAAATGGAGTAGATAAGAAAGGAGAAGCCCCGAAAATAACATCTTTCTTAACCTCGTTTTTGATATACTCGTTATCGAATGTGTATTGAACTTGTCCGTAAACCTCGTTAACATTTTTAAGATAACCAACGTTTAACGCATCGGTGTCGGTTGCATAAGTTAATGTTAATTTCTTTGCAGTTAATTCTGGTAAGAATGTCAATGTGTGCGGTAACTCCTTGCAAAGTTTGTTTGTAAAATCTTTTACGTTTCCACTATCGTAGTATTTATCCCTAGTCATTAAGATAATGTCTTTCGGGTTGTCGATATTAGGAATGACAAACAGATTAAACAACGTGAAAATAGATTTTAGAAAGTCGCTTTGTTTGATGTTAGCGGGAATAAAATCATTCATCACTACGGGAAACGAAAACCCTAAACTTTCGCCACTTGGAACGATACGAATTTTGATTGAGTTAACCTGAATTGAAAACGTAACATCTGCGGGTTGGTCGTCTGAAACTCTAAAGAAAGTTGGCAATGAAGCGAACTCGATAAACGCGCCTAAATCCAATACATCACCTATTGCAATACTTGTACAACTAACTGTAACGGCATTAACTCCTGAACTTGCAACTGTGTCACCTGTGCCTAATGTAGCGTATCCTGAAAATATCGGGTCGTATGTTGTGAATCCTGAACCGTTCACATAAAAACGAGAATCCAAACTGTTAGCGAAACATGGACCGAATCCTTTTGATACTGCTGTTGATGCATCTTGAACTTCTAACACGGGCCTGAATACCAAACCTGAATTTACATACACATTAACCCCCTCGTTATTGGTAACGATTAAATCATAGTCAATGTCGCATTGATACTCTAATTGAGTAGGTGCGAATATTTCAAATGGACTTGTATACTGTGAAAGTGTCGGGTCGTAATATCCGTTGACGTCTTCGATTTCAGTTGTCACGTTTAACTTTTCAAAGAAGTTTACAGTTAAATTTTGCACGGTTGTTTCTTCTGCTATCACCTCAGCTTCGACTTGCACCGCTTCGCTAATCTTTGATTTACCACCATTATAAGGAATTAACATTTTGTCAATGCCAATACTAACCATTTCGTCTAACTGATAAGAATAGCCAGCGTTTGAAAAGATACGGTTAAGATACTGCCAAACATAAACGGCGGGCTTCATTTCCGTAAGGTTGTATTGCGCATCGTCGGTAATTGGTAACACATATTTATAACCGTCTTCTTTAACATGGTCGAAACTTGCAATTACGTCACTTGCTTGATATGTGTGATTTAAGTCGCTAAAATCTAAATCAGTCAACAACTTACTACCTATGTCTGTAAACAATTCAGAAACGGTATCTTTCACGGTAACAGTGTATATGATTTGCTCATCGTTACCCATGCCAGTCGAAATCTTTTCTACGTCGATTAACTGAATGATTGCGTTATCCAATACTATCTCTCCGTCTTGCTCAATCAAACACGCTTGTTTGGTGTTGATATTAAATTCTAAGGTTACAGCGTTAACATCAAAGATATTATCAAATACAAGGTTGTTATGTTTTGTTCCTACGATTTTAATCGACTTACTGAAAGAACCCGTTTTACTTGTCAAATCTCTAACATCTGACACGCCAAAATTCAAAGGCACTACAACGTTTTCGGCAACCTCTAAATAATCGTTTATACCAACATTAAAGTAATCCCCTATTAATCTAATTCTAGTTACTGTCATGCGTTAATCGGATTTTGTACAGCGTAACGTACATTAATAGTTTTACGGATTAAGTTCCCGTTTTTAGATCGTTCAACATCGTAACCGCTTTCAGTCACTTGACAAGCAAAATAATCGTTACCAACTTTTAAGAACACATACCCACTTGTCATTAATTGCTCAAAGTAAACGCTTTCGGCATCGGTTAAATAATTAGTGTTTAAGGTTAATTCTTTGGTGTTATCTACATGATAAGTAGTCGTGCCACTTTCCCAAATGTTGAACGTTACAAGTTCAGCAACAACGTTTCCAAATTGTTGGTTATACGTCAATCGATTTACTTGACCTTTTTCATACGCACGCAGTTGCATAGCGAAATTGGCGAACGTGCCTAACCTATCCATAAAAACTATTTCGTAATCTTCAATATTGCAACGTCTATCAATTTGGTATGTGATAACTTCGCTTAACGGTGTTCCACTTGTATTGGTCAAATAAACATTTACGATTTTGGCGTTATCTTTTACAATTGGCAAAGTTCCTGAATCAACTGTCAAAGTTCCTTGATTACCCAAACCGCTAGCGACTTGTATAATCCCTTGCGCAGTTGTTGCAGTTATTGTACGGTATGCAATATCTCCTAAGTCATTCTCAAAAGTAATGCGTAAAGTTCTTGAAATGTAGTTATTGAAAAACGCAAGCCAATTATCCTGATTTGGATTTTGTTTAACGATTCGTGGCATATTGGTTAAAAACTCTCCAACAACTGGAGTACCTAAAACAAATTGCGCACCAGTGAAAGAATTCATATCTTTTAGTGGTATAGCAATATTTGCAGTAGATAATTTCGTTTGTCGTGTAAGATTCAAGAAACGAGATTTTCTATTATCAGCGTAGTACATCTTACCGGGTGTCGCACCGCCCGAACCAATCCACGGCAATTGAGTAACCACCGTATAATTGTCAGGCTCTATTGTAACCGTAAACAAACCGTTTAAAGCATCCCTAAAATCATTGTAAGTAGTATTAAGTTCTACTCTTACTTGGTCACCAACGATAAACGGGTGAGGCGTAACGTTTGGCGTTTGATTGAAACCCGTCAATCCACTATCAAAAATATAGTCGTCAAAATCCCACGCCACGATATACTCCTCACCAAAGCGAATGTCGAACTTCAAATAATGTTCTAAAGCGTTTTGAGCATCGGAGTTTTGAAAAGGATTATGCGCGCTTAAAAAGTTTTGTACATCTCTAGAAATATCTACTTCCGCCCACCCGTCAATTGGTCTAGGTGCGTATTTCTTTTCAAAAAGTTTATCTCCTGAGCCGTCAGCGTTGTACACTTCGACAATGTATCTAAATGCTTTCTCGTTTACGTTTGTACTACTCAAATACCAACGCAAAGGATTATACCCCGCGCTTAGTGTGCTTTGATTTGTACTTTCAATCGTTATTGCCATACTTAAAATAGGATTTATTTGCTACATGTCCATTGAGAATGATTCGCCAATGTCGGTGCTTGAATAACTATCTACCCATAAATTAGCGTATCTAATCGCATCCATCGCATCGTCAAACTGTTTGAGCGGTTCTTCCGTTTGCACCCCGTTAATTTTTCTATATCTGTATTTCTTATTTTCACGAATGATGTTTGAACTATCTGAATGTACAAAAACTTTCTTTTGTTTGAGTTTGTCAAGTCCGCTTTTAACGTTCTTGTTTGCGTTTAAAACATAGTAACCAGCGTTTCTAATATCTTGTATCATTTCGGGGCGCGCGTAATCTGCAATTATCTCAATGCTATTCTCAATACCTTTGCTTTGCATTAAGCTAACGAGTTGCCCACTTGTCAACCCCTCACGGTAAATAATTTCTTCTACAAAGATTTCATCTTCAAAATACCAAACTTTACACAATGCCGTAGGGTGTACAAAACCAAAATCCAATCCGTAACAATATTGTTGAAAGCGCTCAGGCTTTTTATCCACTTGTTCCCAAACCTCAAAGATAGATTCTTGCAGTTGTCCGATTTCCCCAAGTCCATACACTTGCCACCAATTCCACCAATAACCCTTGTTACCGCTTTTCTCTTCCTTTTCTGCTTTGGCTTTACGCAGCATCAAATCTTTAAATATCCTTTGTGGTATTGCTTCGTTGTCTAAGTAGGTAAGTTTTAGAAAGTCAACTTCTTTTTGTGGTAGTATTTCCGTGTGGGCCCAGAACTCCATATCAGCGTTAAAGTCCATCCAAACCTCTTCACTTCGTATCATTAAGGCATCCGCTATTTCGTAGTCGATATGATTCGCCTCGTTTAAAAATAAGATTTGACGTTTACCACTTGCTTTGGCTTTTCCGACG